TGCTGCTGCGTCAACCTCACCTTCCCACTCAACAGAAGAAGCTCCAGCTACAGGAATTGTAGTGTTAGCACTTAAACCTGTTAAGATGTTTGCACCTACTTTGTCAAATACAGATGCTTCTCTCATTGCATCAGCAAATCCTAATACGTTTGTAGGAGCGATAGCTGAACCTGCTTGAGTTACATTAGCACGAGATTCTAACATAAAAGAAGGAATACCTAAACCGTTGATTGAACGACCTGCTGAACGAGCTTCGTTTACAGCTTCTTCGTGCATTTCACGTTCTATTCCGTCTAACTTTCCGTTAGTGAAATCATTTACTGCCTTAAAGAAAGAGAAATCTCTCACTTCTTTTGGCTCATTCGATACTGGTGCTACTACTTTAGAAGCAATCTCAGCGTTTAATTTTTCTTGTCTTTCGATCATTTCGATAGATTTTTTTAGTTCGTCTATTTTAGACATTTTACCATCGTAAGATACTTGCTCTTCAGCAGTAAAGTCACGAGTTTCGTTTTTGCAAAGTTCAAGCATTTCGTTAGCTTCTGTGATGAAACCTGCTCTTTCTTGCTTTAATTCAACTGAATTTTTCATTTGTTTTAAAGTTTGCTTTTGAGTTTTAACTCATTAGTTAATAAATTAATATTCGAAAGGTCTATAACCTCTTCCTCTTTAACCTCTTCGGTTTCGTTGTTAAACTCTTCCAAAGAACGTAAAGCTACATCAGTATTGGAGTAAGCCCCAACACCAACAATCGAAACATCAAACAACCTTCCGATCTTATTGATATTTCTCTTTGCTACATCACCATCTTTACTCCACTCGTCATCCTCTACCGTAAAGGCAAACGAAGATTCATAAAGTAAACCTCTACGCATTAGTTCAGCGACATCTCGCCCAACCGATGTGTTAGGTAACGTACCATCGTATCTTAAACCTAAATCATCTACAGACAATTTAAGCGTACCACCGTGATTTCTATCTAAGATAGCGTTCATATCGTGGTTAAATGTTAAAATTACATTGTCATCTAATCGACCATCAAACGCACCTCTTGAGATAACTTCTCTGAAGCCTAAATCTCTACTTTCGTGGTCGAACAAAGAAGCGTAACCTGTCACTTTGATTTCGTCAGAATCTTCTTCCATACGAACTTCAAGTGGCTTAGAATACACTCTAATTTCTTTATTATCTTTCATATCTAAACTATTTTTTTCTTCGTTACGTTTAATCTCTTTTACCTTTTTCCTAGACCAACTGAATCCTGAGTCACCGCCCCATAAAGCCCAAGCTATTCTACCTGCACTTGGATAACCCTTTTCTCCTGGACTAAAACCTTCAGCTTTCTTATCAACTTCGTGTCGGCTAAAGAAACTAAACATTCTTTTAATTGTAGATATAGATAAATTTCCGTTTATTATATCTCTTGCTCTTGATACTCCTACCTCAGTACCACCTCTTCCGTGTTCCTTTCTCCAAGCCAAGCCTTTTTTAGCTTCGGACTTCATTCCGCTTGTAGGAGTTGTATTTATATCTTTTAAAGCCATTATTCGCTTTCTACTTCTCGTTTAGTGTCCTCTCCTAGTTTATCTAAAGGCATCATATTCGATTGCATATAGACCTTTTCGCTTTCTCCACCCATCGGATTCATATCCTCAAACGAACGTACCTCATCAGGCGATAATACACCGATGTTTACTAATGTTCTGTAGTAGTCAGCTCGTGACTTAGAATCACCTCTTAGCAAAGCGTTAAGATTAAACTTAAAGTATTGTGTACTTTGCTTCTTAAACGGAATTAGTTTAGAGTTCAACTCAGTTTCAATTCGTTTAACATAAGGCGTAATAGTGTGAACCACAAAGTCTATTTGCTGTGCTTCTATGTTATTGTAGCTAGCAGCAGATAAATCATTTATAAGGTGGTTCGGTACTCTAAAAATACGAGCTATTTCACTTATAGAGAATTGTCTTGATTCTAAGAATTGTGCTTGGTTGTTCGGTAACATCTTAGGCATAAAGTCCATACCTTCTTCAAGTATAGCTGTCTTACCTGTGTTAGCCGATCCACCGTAGTTGTTAGACCAAGATTCTCTAAGACGTTTAGCTGTTTCGGGCTTGAGAGTCCCTGGGTGTTTAAGAATACCTCCCACAGACGCACCGTTCTTAAAGAATGAACCTGCGTGGTGGTTTAAGGCTAAAGATATTCCTAAAGTATTTGCTTGTGATTCAATAGGCGATTGTCCCTCGATACCATCAAGAGAAATACCTTTACAATGAATCATATCGATTGCGTTTACTCTACCTGTGTAAGGGTAAACGAAATTAGTATTGTTTTGATTTATCTCGTAATATACACTTTTACCATCAGGTGACATATAAATATCTACGTCAACGCATTGGATAGGGTGCAATCCAATAGGTAAACCTGCTCCGTTTCTTTCGATGTAAGCGTAGAAGTTTCCATCTAAGCTCAAGTCAACTAGCATACGCTCGAAGAACATAAAAGAATTAAATAAAGGAGAAGGTTGTTTACCTACTAAATCAGTTAGGGGGGAGTTTAATTTTTTCTTTTTGCCAGTTTCAAGATCAACCTCGTGTTCCGATATTGGAAGCGAAGCGATTGTTTCTGACAAGACTCTTACGCAAGACCAAACCGCTGCTATTCGCATTGCTTGTTCTTTAGATACGTTTTCGCCTGATTGTGAACCGAAAGAAGGTCCTAGTATAGTCTGTCCGTAAAGACCTCTTTCCTCTTGTTTAAGAGGTTGTTTTCTTTGTGTAAAAAAGTCAAATATTCCCAAATTGTCTTGATTTTATGAAAAACTATACACCTATAAATAGTAAAAACACCTAAAATGTGAACTAATTTTTCGAATTATTTTTGATTTTTTTTAAAGAACGTGCTAAAACCTTATGTATATAGCGGATACTACACCCTTTAATTTTAGCTATTTCTTGTATTTTTAGCCCATATTCGAACCTTAAATACACAATATCTTTAGCTTTTTGGCTTTCTAACTTAAACACTTCTTCCCAAAGTCGGTCAGGAAGTGAATCGTAATCATCGCTTTTAAGGGGTGTTTTAGGCTGTTTAAGACGATAAGTCGTGTGAAAGGGGCTAGAGGTAGATAAGACTTGATTAACGACCACACGAGCCACGAAATACTCTATTTGATTTGTTTCGTGTAAAGACTCGATAGTTTCACTCATTTGTGAAAGCAAAATAACATTGATGTCCTGGACTAAGTCGTCTAAGAGGTGATAGTCCTTGTTGTTAGCCAAAACACTTGAGCAAATCGCTCTAACACTACCTTGGTGTAGTGTGATTATCTCGCCTTTAGATAAAGAAAATTTCCTTGTCGTCATAACCTGTTCCACTATTTTTGTTTTTCATTGCTTCACTCAAAGCCATTAGACACGAAACGATACCATCAATCTTGTCGTTAGATTTCGCTTTGTTCGGCTTTACGTTACCTGCGGGGTCTTGGGTAAGTACAATGTTTGACATCATCCACCTAAGCACAGGATTTCCTGCGTGACGAATGTTTCCTCCAAGCACTAAAGTTTCGAACTCTTTTGTTGCAGGCGACATAGTCCGATAACCTTGACCTACAGGTATCATCGGACAACCCTCTTCTGTAAGGTCGATTACGATTTGTGAAGCGTTCCATCTGTCATAAGCTATCATTTGAATATCGTATATCTCGCTCAAGTCACGTATCTTTTGCTTGATGTAGTTGTAATCGCAAACGTCACCAGGAGTAAAGATTACGTGTCCTTCTCTGTGCCACTTCAGATAGTCTACTTTATCTCGTTCGGATCGTTTGTAAGCGTTCTCTTCGGGAATAAAGAAAAACGGAATAATATCGTACCCATCGTTGTTGTCAGGGAACATAAGTGATAGACAAGTAATGTCACGAGTCGAGGCTAAATCGAGTCCTGCATAACAAGGCTTGCCCTCTAATCGCCTTTGGTCTACAGGAACAGCTCCTTCCATCCACTTGTCGTCACTTATAAATCTAGTTTCGTTTGCAACCCATTGGTTTAGGTGAAGTCTACGGAACGTGTTTTCGTAAGAAGGTTCGTTTTTTGCCTTTACCGATTGCTGTTGCATATACTCTTCGGTGATAATCGTACCAAAGCCTGGG